AAAGTATATGTAGATCCTGTAATATTTTTTGAAATTTGCTTTCTTACAATATACGTAGAATCCAATAAATTGATTGAAGAAACATATCTATTCTGTAAATTAATTGTATATCCAGGATCAGAAGCATTTTCTAATGTTGGAATTACAACATCAAAATCAATAACAGTTAAATCGGATCCAGCAGGAGGAAGAGCACCTTCACAAACTCCAATAACTGTAGATACACCAACAAGTGTCAACCTGGTTGCAGAAACAGTTGATACTCTATTATATGTAATTGTGCTAAATCCTGGTCTGGAATATTGTACAATATCTCCAACTTTTACTAGTGATCTAAAATCAGAAACACTTGGACTTGTTACTGTACTCACTCCTGTTGTTCCTGAAGTAATTGTAAATTGACTTGTTTCTGTAAAAACTTTTGCTTTTTGATCTAAAACCAAATCAGAAGTAAAAGTTGATACTCCAACTTGCCCATATACTGATTTGACATCAGTAAAGTTGTAATCTATTACTGATGTTAAATTTCTGCCTGCGTTAATTCCATTAACTATGATTGGTTCATTAATTGTAAAATTACCTTTGGTGTCATATATGGTTAGAGTTGTTCCATTTGAAATTGAATCTTTCAAAAATCCAGTTGCGCCACTATATTGACCTTTGATGTGTGAGTCTGCTGATGCAGTGATTCCAAATCCTATCGTAACTGAAGTATATGTTTGAATATCAAAAAGTCTTAAATTATATTGAGCAGTTGAAAGTCCAGAAACGGATCTTTGGTTGAAATCATAAACTCTAGCAACACCAATAGTCGATGCGGATCCAATTGTACGATTTCCATTTAATCTTTGATTTAATAAACTTACCGTATATGTTGTAGAAAATCCAATTTTTGGGGATCCATATGTATTAGTTGTTTTTACTAAATTTCCAATCTTTACAGGCAAACTTACGTTTTGTTTTGATTTTGTGGTTCTTGGTTTTACTGAATCTATGGATGAGGTAGATAATTTATCAATATCATAACCTCTAACATATGCTTTTCCTGGGGAAATTTGCAAAACAAAAATATCATCAGACGGGGTATTTCCATTCTGAGTTAATTGATTTTCGTAATATACACCTCTATTGGAAATTCTATCATTCAAAGATTCTCTTACGTCGATAGCAAATGGAGAAATGTAATAATCTCCAGACTCTTCAAAAGTTCTTCTTGCTAATTCTTCTTTAAAAATATTTAATTCTGTTTTATTAACAAATTTTTGTAATGTGCCTTGATCTACACGAATTAATTCTATAAAATTTTGATCATTTAAATCAGTTAATTCTTTTTTATATAAACTTACACTAAGTTTAAATCTATCAGCTCCAGGTGCTGATTCGTTTGGAAATCCTTGAGCATTATCAAAAAGATCTGGATTTTCACTTGATGCCGAAATAATTTCTTCATTAATTAATAAACCAATTCTATAACTAGGTGTATTGCTATATTGGTCTAAAATTATTGTTTCTTTTTGTACTTTTATGAAATATCCTCTTATGAAATAAACCCCTTCATTAATTGAAGCAGAAGATCCAATTTTAGTTGCATTTGAATTTATGCATTTTGCAAATGAACTATTTGCTGAAATTTTGGTCAAAGAATAGTCAATATCTGAAAGTGTGATTAAATTCTCACCATCAATAAAAGTTTTTACATTTGGATCTATTCCAGCAGATTTGTATTTTACGTAAAGAGTATCAAATCCATCTATAGATTCTGTATCTGTAATTCTATTAACAACAGTTGCAGTTACGCCAGAAGTCTCTCCTTTAATTTCAATCTCTTGAGATACTAATATATCTGTATATGCTTTTACTGGTATATTTAAGAAATATGGATCAATTCTAACAGCAAAATATCTATCATCATAAAAAGTTGCTCCTGGAATAACAACTGATCCCTCTTTGAAAAAATATTGACCAAATTTTTCAGTTTGATTTTGAAGAATTGATTGTAAAGTGTTTAATTCTCTGGATTGAATTGGAATTCCAGGTTTGAATAAAACTTTCTTGTAGTTTTTATTCTCATCAAAATCATCAAAATATGGAGAGACATTTAAATTAGTGTTTTGTGTCATTTTTTAGAATTCTACTACAATTTTTAATTCTTCTTTTTGTGAAGCAGATCTTGTGATTGGGGATCTATTGTCAATGTAAATAATTTCGCCATAATATTTTTTTATATCTGAACTTGAAATTCCAGATGTAAAAGTTTGTCCGAGTTGAATTACTTTTCCTCCAACTGTAATATTATTGCCCCCAAATGATTCATCTACAATTAATGGAGACCCAATGATGTCAGAACAATTTATTGTTGTTCCTGAACTAACAAAAGTATTTAACTTATATCCAGATACAGACAATGTTGATAGACCAACTGGTTGATAATATTTCAAAATACCAGTATTGCCATTCCAAGAAGCAACATATCCAACTGCAGTGGACCCAACTCCAACATATTGTTGTGTTATTAATTTATTTATTGGATATGTTGTGTCCGATGTATTGCCAGATCCCACTGGTTTTAATTTTAATGCACCAAGATTTGTTACTGTAGAATCAGTTATTGGTTTTACTTGACTCCCATAAACAACTGGATTTTTAATTATTCCAATTCTTGAAAAATTATTTCCAATCACATAATCTGGGTCGGAATCATATTTTGAATGGATTATAACTCTATATGATCCAAGTTCTTTGTAAATATCAAATCCGTGACCACCAATAGGAGGAATAATTACTTCCAAAGAACCACCAGAACCTCCTGTAACCTCTGGATTTCCTCCAGAACCAACACCAAAATTTATAAATCCTCTAGTGTAGTTAGAACCACCATTTGTAACTTGTACTGTATCGATTTGTCCACCATTAACTGTTATTGATACTGTTCCTCCAGTTCCATCTCCTAATATTGGGATATCCGTAATAGTTCCGGTTGATCCACCACCACCAGAAAGTGTATATCCCAATCCTCTATTCTTTATAATTACAGTTTGTATTTTTCCATTCACTGCAGAATTTTTAATGGATTCTGTTGTTGAGTCTCCCCAAGTTTTTGGTACAGGAATATAGTTTTCAGTTGTAAATTTTAAAATGTCTGATGGTAAAATTGAATAAAGATACTTCCATAAATATCCATCATCTCCTGCTTGTTGTGGATTCGTATCTACGAAATTTGGCTCATATAATGATTTTTGTCCATTTGGGTATTCGGGATTTGATCCATTATTTAAGCAAATGTATACTTTATATTCAGAATTGACAACATAAAATCTAGATTCATATAAAGTTTTTGCGTCAGTTTGTGGAGTAGGATTATCTATGCTGTAATTATTTCTATACATATCATAACTTATACCAGATTCCCAATTCACTCTAGGTATAACTCTAGCAACATCATTAGATGTTATTCTTTTCAAAAATAACATACTATCAAAGTATGAATTTTCATCACTAAATGAATCTTTTGGTTCTGGTGGTTCTTGCCAATCAGGATTTGGATGAGCCAAAAAACTATAATAATAATTTATCGTATTGCCAATCCCAGTAAAACTTTGAATAAAAGTTTCAGTATTTAATATTCTAAATTGATCAGTAATTATAGCGGGCATTTTGTATCTTTTTGATTATTTATACATCAATTAATAAATTAATCTTAATTGCAATAATCTAGAAACGTGTGCTGATGTTTCAATTCCGGCAGTCCCATTTTGATTGTAAAATTGAAATGATTTGGAATTTGAATTTCTGGATATATTAATCGAACCCCAAGTATAAGTTCCATAAGAATTAAGTTGGGGTAATGTGGATGTATTTATTCCAGAAATAGATTTTACATTTGAATATACGCGGAGAGTACTTGATCCCACGGAAACAATGTTACTTGCATAATAAACATTATCAATAAAACTATTACCAACGGAAACAACTGAAGTTGAATCGTTTTTTATAGAAGTTACCCCATAACCAATTATTGTATTTTCTATAACAAAATAATCACCTGTCGAAATTCCTGGTCTAATTACACTTCCGAGAATATTTGGATCTGGTTTTATGTCAAAAATAATCATAGGAGATGATGTGCTTATTCCAGTAGCACTTGTCGCAATTCCAACAATAATTCCACAATCTCCAGAATATGTGACTTTTTTTATCTTTTCGGTTACTGCAGTAGTTCCCAAACCAACAATAACAATATCATTTAAAGTTTGTGATAGATCATCCAATGCACTAAATAACGGATAAGTATTTTTTACATAAATTTTAGAATCAGTGGATGCAACTGAAGCGATAATATTTGTACTTGGAAATATCTGTGTCTCTAGATAATCTCTTTGTTTTGATATTTTAACTCCATCAATAATAAGATCAGAAGATTGTTTTGACCAAACTACTGGTCTCAAGAATCTAGAATTTGTGACTATTCCCACACCACCATAGGTTTGTGTTTCGACGCTATCTGAAGCAATTAATTCATAAATGATTCTTTCGTCTTGAGATGAAGTGTTACCTTGATTCTGTAATCTTAATCTATCTCCTGGTTTTACGGATTCATTTACATCAATAATTAAATAATCTGTCGAAGATCCAATATAAAAATAAATTTTTAATTTACTTCCATATTTTGGTGCTTCTTGGAATGTAATTCTGGTTCCACCATTAAAAATATAATCTTTTTCTGGTTTTTGTAATACATCATTTAAGAAAATGAGTAAATTATTTTTCAAAATAATTCCAGAATCATTTTGTGCATTTATACTATAATATTCTTTAGTAACTATAGTTCTTGTTAGTAAAAATGATCTTCTAGAACTATTGAATAAATTGCTAAAATCATCAAGTTCTAATAATTGTCCAAAAGTCCAACCAGAAAATTTGCTTTGATATTTATTTTTTACTGTAATTTTAAATGCAGAAGTTCCAATACCAGTCCTAAATGGTATTCCAGAAAGAGTCAACACATCACCGATATTGTATCCATATCCACGATTTTGTAAGTCAAATGAAATTATACTTCCACCAGTACCAACTACTACATTCATTTTTGCTCCAATCCCATTGCCACCAGTTAATGGTAGATTTTTGTATGGGTATGGTTCATCTATAGTGACTATGGGTGGACTGGAAGTAGTATATCCACTTCCTGGATTTACTACTGTAAATGAAGTTATGATTCCATTTGTTATTGATGAAATAATTGATGCTCCAATTCCAATTCCAAGTGTATCTGCAATAGAAACTCTAGGTGCGACAATATATCCAGATCCTCCAGTTGATAATCCTATTGATTGAATTGTGCCACCAACAGAAACAGTTGCATACCCAGATGCTCTATATGGTGATTGATAACCACTTCCATTTGTTGCATCAAATTCATTAATTACACCACCTCTTGGTAAATCTTTGTAATTGGATCCAGTAAAAATAATTGTTTGTCCAGTTCCCACAATTTGGTAATCTGATTCTAAAATAGATCCAACATCACCATAAAATGGTTTTTGGAAAATATTATTGACTAAAACAATTCCAAAACTGGTTTGTATTCCAGACAAAGTTGTTCCATTTGTTTTTAAATCAAATTTGTTTTGGATACTGTCAAATGATTCTGAAATATCATCAATAATATGATTTGTATCATAATTCAAACGATAAAATACTCTTCCTGTAAAAGATGATTTTGATGTTAATGATCCAATTCCTGTTGGACCATAAGGAGCATCTGAAAAATAAATTTTACCATCCTTTATTCTATAATCTCCAGACAATACGGTTACTGCTGAACCAACAGTATGTGCTGATGCAACAGATCCCATATAACTTCTATCAACATTGAGAGAATTGGTTGATCCAACACCAACTAAATTGACTTTAATGATTTCATTATCTATTTTTAGTAATGATTTTCCTTGAATTTTTGAAATATTATTTAAATAAATTATTGTTGTGGTCAATCCAACTTGAGTTGATAAACCTACTGATACACTCTTTCTTGATAATGGACTTTGAATTATGTTATCAATAGTAATTAAACATCTACTTGTGGCCAATTCCGATTCAACTGAAAGACTATGTTGTGTTCCAATTCCAGAAGAAGTGAATGTTATTGCTAATCCAGAAGATGCTTGAGATGATCCTATTGCTAGTTTAATTGTATCTTTGGATATTTTAATAGCATACACATCAGATGGCAATACAGTTGTTGTTCCAACACCAACCACTGTTGTTGTTACAATTCCAATTGGTGTTCCTCCATTTGAAGAATATTTCAACATCTCGCCAGTATTAAATTCATGATCAGAAATTGTTATTAGTGATGAAGATGTTGTTATTCCAGAAGAGTTAAAAATTTTATATAATAATGTATTTCCATTGTTAAGCAGACTAAATGAAGTCAATCCAACAATCTGACCACCAAGAGTAGTTGATATTCCTGTAAATTGTGAACTAATATCATCAATTTCTAAAACTTTATTTGTTCTTGATTCATTATAATCTGTGATGATTTTGGAATCAAATTTAATTATCTTTGATAAAGATTGATTGTTAGTATCTTCGGAAGCAAGATCGTAGTATAATCTATCATTTACTGAAGCTGAACTTAGTATTTCAACATTTAAGTCAATTTTCGAATCGGATGATTTTATGGAAGATGATTTGCCAATACCGTTTAGTATTTCTAAATTAGAAAAGTTTTTAAACCCAGATGCATGAGTTAAACTATTGACTGATTCTTTCCAAACATCATATTCAACTTCTCCTTTTATGGAATATGAAAATCTTTGATAATAATCACTATCTTGAATTCTTTGATTGTCAAAATTCAATTTTCCTTTATCTGTATTCCAATCTTTATCTTTTTTGACAGTTGAATTAACATTCAAATCAAAATCAAATGAATATGTAGAATCAATACTTGATTTGTAATTTCCTATAGATCCTTTTATTTGACCATCTTCATTAAATTTTCCATCAATATTAATAATTTTTAAAGTTTGTGCTTCTGAATCCCAACCATTTTTGGAAACATATGCGGTCGCATTGTTGCTTAATTGTGTTATCTTTTCTCCTTCTAGAAAATTAATTTTTTCAAATTCTGCATTAAACGTAGACAAATCATTTGCTTTTATGACTCTACCAAAAGTTTTTGTTGAATCAAACAATCCACCAGTATTACCAAGACCAGAAATTGAATACTTAACATACTCTGAACCAGAAATTGTGTTAATTCCAGTGACTGTAAAATACTTATACCCATAATCACTTGAATTATAACCATCAGATGAATCAGTTATTAATACGTTTTCTACAAAAATTTTATCTCCTTGATTGAATGGAAATTCAGTAAATCCTGAAAGTGGAGCTTTGAGATATAAAGTATTGATTTTGAAATTTGATGTTGCGTTAATAATACCAACTCCATTTGAATTATTGATTGGTAAAATTCTAATGTCATTTGACAATCCACTATCATTTGAAATAATTTCTATTTTTGATACAGAACTTCCTTGTATAGAAGTTTTCGTTAAAACTGATGAGTTTCCAATAACAATAACATTTGGTGCAGAAGTATAATTTTTACCACCACTAGTAATTCCGATTGCTTTTAATTTATATACATTTTTTAATTTTAAAATAGTATATACATCTGCTTTTGGTTTTAATGTTTTGTTATTTGAAAATTCAAGACCTTGATTTATAACTCTAACATCTTTTATATTTCCAATATCATTAGATTCAATTGAAAGGATACCATCAAATCCTTCAATTGATCTTATGGAAGATATTTGAGGTATTTTTTGTAAATTTAATCCAAAATTAACTGTTTTTATTGAAAATATTTTTCCTTTTGTATTTTGAGAATCTGTAGAGTAATACGCAGTCGAAAAACCAGATGAAACATATGATGTTGTCTCTGCTGTTCCAACTAAAGTAAAATCAAATGAAGTTGTTCCAATTCCAGAAACAATGTGAGATCCATTGTATATTGATTGTTTTACTTCTATTAATGAATAATTTTCAACATCAGTATTTGTCGATGATGGATAAGTATCTGTGAATTTTATGTCTTTTCCTTCAATTCTATAAAAGAATTGATTTGCAATTGAATCACCAATAGAAATGTTTATTCTTGATGAAGGATTTGAATCTCCAATTGATCCATATTTTCTTATTAAAGTTGAAGTGTATTCTGATTTAAATTCATTGTCATAATAAAATTTAATATCATATCCAGACAAGCTAGTATCCGATACTGCTATAGAAACATTATTTCCTCTGTAGAAAGTTAATTTTGGATTTATTAATGATAATTTGTGAGTTCCTGAACCATACGAAGAAATTCCAATGTATTCATAATCTAGTTTGGAAGCATTGTATAAGTTTGATGCTAGTTTAATGGAAGAATTTGATGTCTTTATGATATAGTAAATTCCATTATTCGTAAGAGGTGTAATTGGATTTGATGCAGTGTATACTACAATATCTCCAGTTTTATAGTTATGGTTATTAATTGTTATTGTAGAAATTGCAGTGCCAACGCCAACTTCTGTTGATGCGAATGTAACAGGATTGACGACTAATTTTTTTATAACATTATTGAATTTGAAATCAAAATATTGATTTGATTTTGGTAATATGTTTAAGTTTATATTATCCCCTTGCATCAAATCAATTGAATCATTAACAGTTACTGTAACATTTACTTTTTTGGAATTTCCTGTTACTTGATTTTTGATGGATTCAAACTTATGATTTAATCCTGTATATGAAACAAAATAAACAGAAGAAGTTGTAAATCCAACTTTTTCTGTAGAAACTCCAATATATTCATCACTAACTTTAACACAATATAGATTTTGGAAACTATTTAATTCAAATGTTGGAGTGAGAGAACTATTTTTTGATGCAATTATTGTAGAACCTATAGAAGTATAAGAAATTAAATCTCCAGTATTAAATTTATGATTTGGGAGATATATTGATTTTGGTGGAATAGATTTTACAATATCATTATTTCCAGAAGTTGCTACGATGACACTAGTGTAACTAGATCCAATTCCAACAGAAGTATTTGGGTTGAAATAATATGAATAATTTGTTTGAATATTTGATGATATTGGTGAATTGTTATTAAATGTAAATGATTTTGGTAACAACCGAACTATACTTGTTGCTGTGTGTGCTGATCCAACTGTATTGTTGTATGCTCTTTGTACTCTGTATCTATTATTATAATTATCAAGATTTAAAATTAATAATTGTTCGGATTCGATCTGTATGATACTGTTGGGTGTGAAATTACCATTTGAAGATGGATCTGAAATTGAAATAAACGTGGTAATACCAGTAGTATTTGTATTTCCAATAGAAACAGATAATGATGCAACTATTGATGAAACACTAATTGTCTTTAAACCTTCTGTAGATTTATATAATGCCGATGAAATGCCAGAAATTTCAATAATATCTCCATCTACAAAATTGTGAGGAACTGTGCTGAATGCAGTAACTTTTTTATCTAAAAATGAAAATACAAGATTGTTATTTGTAATTTCAGAAGATGCAATTGATACAATATTTTTTCCTAAAACTTCCTTTACGCTGGAATTGACATTTGGTGCATTTGAAAATACTACATCATCTCCAACTTTATAATCAAAACCACCATCTTTAATACTAATTGTAGAAATTCCAGATTTTTTTGTAAGAATTACTTTCAAATCAACATTAGAATTGAAATTATCATCAAAGAAAGGATATTTTTTATATTTCTCTGATATTCCCTGTGGTGTAATATTTCTTTTATATTCTCCCGTGTTTAAATATGAATCGGATTGAGTTTTCAATACATCATAATTAAATAAATCAGTTGCATTATAATGCTTAAACGTTATGTATGGAAATACTGGTTTTTTATTTACATCCAAAGTTGAAAAATAAGCATATGTTCCATTTGGAAAATCAGAATTAACAATATATCTTCCATTGTATTCATCAAGATCACCACTATTATCAAAATTATAATCTTCAATAAAATATCCACTTGGATATGATGGTCTTAAACTTGCATCAGAAATTGGAGTTAATTTATATCCAGATAAAATTCTTTTTAGACCACCAGTTCCAGAAGAATCGGCAATGCTTTTTGCATTTCCATATGGACCATAGATTGGATTTCCATCATATGCCCAACCTATAATTGGTGAGTGCGAATTAAGTTCATCCAATTCTTCAAAAGTAGTTTGATCTAAATTATCATTTAAAATTTTGCGAATTTCTTTTGTTGCATAATATGAACCTATTTTATTTTCTTTAAATCTTGCTTCGGATGGAATTTGTAAAGTTTCTTTGTATACTTCTGTTTTTAAAATATCTTCATATTTTTCTACTGCGTTTATTGACCATTTTTGAATTTCAGCATTAAAAAATGCGCCAGATCCACGAGGGGTTACTTTTATTGTAGTATTATTTTTAGAATACCCCTTTCCACCACTTATGATATCAATTGATGTTATTTGCCCACCAGAAATATTTGCTTTCAATTCTGCATAATTTCCAGAACCAATTACTTCCAAAATTGGTGGAGTTGTATATTCAGATCCTTTGTCTATAATATAAACATCCGAAATTTCTCCACTATCATTTACAATTGCTCTAATTGAAGCATTTTTTCCAGTTTGAAGAGTTACTTCTGGTCTTCTTATTAAGTTTATGATATTTGTAACACCATAACCAACACCACCTTTTTTTAAAAATACATTTTCAACTTTACCGCTCACGACTGCATATGCAGTTGCAGTATAATATGATGGAATTGTTGTTGATGAAATACCAGTATTTCCAAAAATACTTACAGTTATTGGTGGATAATTAAATGTATGTGTTCCTACTCCAATATTAGTTAAATTTGTATAAATTTTGTTGTCATAATCTGTATTGCTTATACTTGAAGCAGTTCCAGCATAACTTAATTTAAATTTATTTTCATCTATTACTGTCACTTTATAATAATTTGAAGTTGACAATCCAGATATTGTAGTACCATCAACAGAATATGTTAGTACGTCACCATTTTTATAATTATGATTTATTGCAAAAATATAATCATCATAAGTGTTTATACCAACAAAAGTTTTAAATATATCTTTTTTCTCTGAAGGTGGATATGCAATAGAATCAACTACTACTTTTTTATTTGAATATGTACTTCCTGGATTTTGAATTGAAATTCTATCAATGATATTTTTAAATTTTGAAGACTTAAAATTGTGTGTTTGGTTTCCAAAAGATATAAAATCTATAAGATTTGTTTTTGTTAATGCATTTTCTTTTGATGCTGCAATAGAAAATGATTTATTATCAGTTTTTGAAATATAATAAATTGCATTATTTGTTAAACGAGATGTCGTAAATCCAACATTTGTACTTCCAATTCCAATTGGAAGACCAGAAGAAGTATAAATTACTTCTTCCCCATCAAAAAATTTATGGTCATTATCTAAATCAATTGAATTTGAAACTAAATTTACTTTTAAGTCAGAAAAAGAAACATAATGTTGATAAGAAGTCATTTTTGCTTCAGCAACACAACCAGATCCATTGCCACCTGAAACTTTTACTATTGGTAAATTAATAAAATCAAATCCAGGATTTTCTAAAATTATTTCTTCAATACTTCCAGATAAATGTGGATATGCTTGTGCTCCAGACCCAAATGAATCTAAAATTGAAATAGTTGCAGGATTTACAACATCATAATTTGATCCGCTTTCTAAAATATTGATTTTTTGTAATTGACCATAAAATACAGAATCATTTGAGATTGGAGAATACAATTCCACACCATTCAAAGAAACTCCAATTGGACCAGATATTGGTGAATTGTTTGTGTTTTTTTCTGGATTTTTTAAAATTCTTTTGAAGTTATCTTGATTTATTAAATTATTTCCATAAAGATCTGCTGGTGTAATTGTATTTGTATTATCTCCAGATCCATTAAAATTTAAAAAATTATTTGAATATATGTTTAATCTACTTAAATATAATTGTATAGAATTATCATTCAATTTATTTACATAGTAATAACCAGATGATATGCCAGTTATACCTGAAGATGTTTCTAGATAAATTTTATCTCCAGTAATAAATTTATGAGAATTAATTTGTATTACGCCTGAAGATGCAGAGTTTGAAGTAAACGTTTTTGATCTGTTAGTTGTTTCTAATGCACTATATGATGGGTAACCAGAAAATGCAATATAAGTATTTTCATCTTTATCAATAAATGAATTTTGAATATCTGCGAGAAGACTATTTAAATTTAATTTACTGGAAACAAAATTTAAATTTTTCTTAACATAATATTCTGTATTGTTATCTAAAAATCCTGTTGCAGCATAAGTTGCAATTTTAAATTGAGTAGAATTTAATACACTAGAAACTTCAGAAGAACTTACTATTGTTGAATTTGTTAATTTGTTTATGATATCTACACTATTGCCTTTTTGTAGAAAATGTGGAGATTTTGTTATTATTGTATTTGAATTTGCATCTACAGATTGAGTTTCTGTGTATGAAATATTATTATGGAACCAAGTAGAAAACTTTTTGTCGTCTAATGAAGTTTTCTCTCCAATATATTTCAATCCAATTTTATCACCAGGTAGAAAATATTTTGTATTCTCAACTCCAGTAGAAAGATTTGAAATTACACCAACAACTCTCATTTTGCATATTGAGTTTATGTCATTATTTTCATAACCATAAACAAAATTATCATCTATAATAGGTGTATTTTCAGTTAATGAAGTTGTAAGTCCAATACAACCAAAAAATTGATTATGAGATTTTGAGGTGTATTCAATTTGGTTATAAACATTACTTTCTTTATCCAAATAATAAAAATTACCAGAATCTTTAAATCCAATAGTGGAATCTACAGTAGTAACATCAGAGGATGGTGTATTGACAATTACTTTAGTTTTATTGCTAATTAAAAAATTTCCATTGACGGTAAATTTCGGAAAACTGATTTTATAATATTTTTTATTTCCCAAATAAACATCTTCCACATTCGATATTGTTCCGTTTGCACTAGGTAAATCAAAAGAATTTTGATATATGGTAGTTTCTTTGAGATTTAACGGATTTCCATCCAAAGATTCTACGATCATTTCATCAACACTTATCCATTCCGCTTCTGATGGAGATATTGTATTGTCAAATGGTTTTATAATTTGAACATTTTTTCCAAATAAAATTTTAAATAAGATTTTAATAGCACTATCAGTTCCTTTTGAACTATAAAAATCTTTTGCTCTAGTTAAAATATTTTCAATAGATACACCAGGAGTAAAAGATCTATTTTCAAATCCGGGTAAAAACTGATATTTATATTTTTTGAAAAATTCTTGTACAAATATAGAACTTAAATTATTAACTAACGATCCAGAGAAATGCTCCTCTGCGTCAGTTGAACCGAAAGTTAAAAATTCTGGATTGCCTTCAGTTTCAATTTTAGAAATACCACTAAAACCACGAATACAACCAGTAAAAGAATTTGTTGTAATGCCAGTATAAGTTATAATTTCATTATTGACTTTCAGTAACCCATATTTTGACGGAAATCCAATAGTTGTGGTTACCTCAATTGTATCGTCAAATGGCAATACATTGGAGGTCAAACTTATAGAAATTGTGGATAATCCGGCATTTCTATAAGTATCAATATGTTTGTATGAAGGGATATTTTCTGCTAGATTTGTAATAGAATTATCAAATTCTTGAGAAATGTAATATTGATTTAAAAATTCTTTAAATAAAGGATTTTCCTCATTGATAAATTCTGGAATTTGATTCTCAATAATATTTGAAATTTTAACTTTTTTTTCTGTCATCTTTATCTCGTATACTTTTTATTGCTTGTGAAACTAGAAGGTGGGATGTAAGAATTTCCAGATTTGTTTGACCCAGAAGATATAGGATCTTCTATAAGATTTAGTAAACTATTACTTGTAGTATCTAGAACAATATAAAGATTTTCTTTTGCAATAATGTCATTAGAATCTGGAACAACTTCAATCTCAATTCCAACAGAAGATGATGTAGATGTAATATTTACAGGATATAGTATAATTTCTCCTCTTTCGTAGTTTACTGTTCCTGCATTATTATTGATGAAATTTGGAGATCCATCGATTAAAGTAAAAAATTTAATTTTTCCTTTTTTTCCTGCGGAATCATCTGGAAGATCGGTCAAATATATATCGCCACCAACTCCACTTATTCTAAATGATGTTGAACGAATGTTAAATCCATAAACATCTGCATGGAATTTGTTTACAAAGCATAATTCATAGTTGGCAAGTATATTATATGCAGGAGAAAGATTCCTTCTCATTTTTAAAAGAGTAATATTTGAAGTTATGCCCTTATCTACATTATCAATTAATGAAATCAACTTACTATATTTAATTCTTCCACCAAAGGAGTTAATATCAGAAGATTTTGAATATGAATCAATTGTCGATTGAATTCTTGTATGAAGATTTTCTTTGTTTGATATGAAACTTGAGTCATATGATACTGTAGAATCATATTCAACATACAAATATTTCAAATCGATAAATTCTTGCTTAATTCCTGCTACTGTATACTTCTTTAAATTATTTTTGATTGAATTTTTTGTAACATCAGACAGAATTTCTCCATTTTTTGGTTTAATTGTAATGTAAACTTTTCCATATTGTGGAGGATTAAGTTCTTCTCCACCATATGCACTTACGGAATCAACATTTGAATATAAAAATGGAATTAGACTTGTGTAATCGTTTGACGTAACTGCTCTGTATTGCGATGCATATACCCTTGGGGCAAGATATTTGATAGTATCTATAGATTCAATGTCATCTCCATTTTGGGAGGTTTGTTGGGTCGTAATAAGAGATGTACCGGAGGTGATTGGTTTATTGATTCCTTTTTCTGTATAGGTTAAACTGCCAGAAAATGTGAAATTCGCACTACCATTACCATTAATTCCATTCGTTACAATATATGATGCGCTAATTGTACTACCATTTTCTGGATTTTTGCCAAAAATGTTATCACCAAACAAAATTTGATATTTTTCATCATCAATTTCTTGAATTAAAAAGATTTTTGAGTTTGATTCTACTGTAAAAATATTTGTATATGGTTCATAGTTTTCTATTGTGGTGCCAGTAACAGAAACTCTAACTGTTGAGGTGTCAATATTTGCATTTGGTAAGATATATTTTGCATTTGCTTGCGAATTATCTACATTAAACGTTTTTCTTAAAAAAGTTCCTTCATAAATCTCAACATTATCAAATGTTGCAATCCCATTACTATCTGGAGTAACGGAAATATCTTCTGGGATTGAAAAAATATAATTTCCACCTTGAACTGACCCTAAAGCAACTACGCCAGCATTCAATTTTACTAATCTTGTATTGATATTACTAACATCTACACTAAAACTAATTTTTGCTTTTGAAGATTTAATGGATCTTGGTACATAACCAATGTTTCTTGCTAAAGAAACTACATTTTCTCTTAATGTAGAGCTATCGATGAATGACTCATTGATAGCCATATTAGTATTGTATGATGTAATGTAACTATTATAAGCAAGAAGATCAATTAAAACTGAAAAATTAGATCCTTCAAAGTCAAAATCAGTAAAATTGGGATTTGCCCTCAGATAATCTTTAATCTGAGTTCGCAAATCATTAAAATCTAAATTTGTAAACTGATTGAAGGACATTATACTCTTGTTGGTTGTAAGATAAATTCTATATTTTGTATTGGAAATGGTAATCCAACAATATCATAAGAAATACTAATGTTTAACTCGTTTGTATCTGCTGGTTCATCGATAAAAACAGTTCTTAATTTAATTCTAGGTTCAAAATTATTCAACAATGATGTGATTTCCTCTTGTAGAAATGAACTTATGCCTGAATTTTGCAATTCAAACATTGAACCTTCTACCGATGTTCCCAATAAATCATTAAAAAATCTTTCACCAAGACGAGTTCTAACTAAATTTATAACGGACCTTTTAATTGCATCCTCATTTTTGAGGACTAAAAGGTCATTTGTAACTGGATGCCTCGTAAAAGACAAACTTATGTCTTTAAAACTACGAGAAATTGTTACTGCCATTCAAATTTTTGCTCTTTTATATATCTATAATACTTTTTACCAAGTTTTTCCATAATTTGGTTCAGTTCCATATTCCCAATCATCGTAATCATTATCATTACGAATTATTTCGTGAAGATTAGTTTGTTTTTTCAAATCATGTTTTGGTGCTTGATCGTTCATAAACTCTTGAATTACTCTTATTTCTGGTTCTGGTTTATAGTCAGTAATCAAACTCGTGGTTCCCCACATTTGACGCATATATTCTCTGTCTCTATCGACTGGTAAATTTGACATTTTTGGCTCCTGTTTTAAAAATAAAACAGAACTTTTATAATGGAGGTTGCTA